AGCTTCAGCTGGTGGACATCGACTTGGATGACGGCATCACGCCGAGCGTCACTTTCACTGATCCGGTCTGGAGCCACGGCGCTTTTGCGTCCGACGGTGTCCATGAACCGCAAGACACGAATCAAGCTCGTGCAATCGACACATGGGTCAGTTCACGTAGCGTCTCCATCGCCGCGGGGAGTGCATCAAGCAGCGTCGCTGGGAGCCTTCTGGAAGGCACATTTTCTTTTTCCAACGCTGCGATGGCGCTGAGCAATTCGAGATCAGGTGCTGGTGGTTCGTTTTACGGAAACTTCGTTCTTTCGCCGATGACCGAGTTGAGGGCATCTGTACAGGCACACTTTGATGTTGCGACCCTGGGCTATGGCTTCAAGGACCTTGTCACATCGACGACGCTAGAGCTGAGTGGAACCATCGGCGGCGAATGGTGGTTTCAAAATCCGAGCCTCTCGACGTTTTACACCACGCCACCTGGGGACGAAAGCGTCTTCTGGCACTACAAAGAGGACCGATCAATGTCCGGGTCGTTCGTCAATGACACGTCCGAGATAACGCTTGGGACGTTCCAGACCTTCGGCCATGCATTCGCGGCCGACGGTTTCGTCGCAGTGCCGGTGCCTGAGCCCAGCAGCTATGCCTTGCTGGTGCTTGGTATCGCCGCTCTGGGCCTATCGGTTCGGCTCCGAAGCGTAGAGCCGCGATAGACCTTCGTAGAGCCCGTCCAGTGCGGGTTTTTGTTGCTCGACCCGTTTCACCCGCCTGCCGATCGCGATAGAAAAACCTGCCCTTCACCGCAAAGCCCGCCGCGCGCAAGCCCGGCGGGCTTTGTCCTTTCTGGAGCCCTCATGCCCCAACCCCTTGCCCTCCAGCGCAGCGAAGTGCGCAACATGCCGCTGCAAACGCGCCAGGCGCCCATCGGCGCCGTCGACGAGCAGGCCCGCACCTTCCGCTTCGTGTGGACCTCTGGCGCCCGCGTCAAGCGCTTCGACTGGGCCAGCTGGTCGTACTACTGGGAGGAGCTGTCGCTGGACCCGGCGCACGTCCGCCTGGACCGCCTGAAGGCCGGCGCGCCGCTCCTCAACAGCCACCAGCAGTGGGACCTGTCCAGCGTCCTCGGCGTGCACGAAGACGCCTGGCTGAACGCCAACAACGGCGAAGCCACCGCCCGCTTCAGTGACCGCGACGAGACAGTCAACGCCTACTGGCGCGACGTCGTCAACGGCATCCTGCGCAACACCTCGGTGGGCTACATCGTCCACCGCTATCTCAAGCTCGACCCCGAGGTCGACGGCGGCTACCCGGTGTGGCAGGCGATCGACTGGGAGCCCGTCGAGAACAGCTTGGTGCCCATCGGCGCTGATCCGCTGGCCGGCCTCCGCTCGCTGGGGGAGGGCGTCGAGCGCCCCGACCCCGAGCAGCTGCTTAGCCAGGCCGCCCAGCTCGTCGGCGGCCGAACCTTCCCTTGCGAGTTCGTCACTCGTGCCCCCGAAGCCCCGCAAGCCGCAGCACCCGTTGCGGCCCAAGAGCCCGTCGTCGCCGCCCGCGGCGAGTCATCTCAACCTGAAGAGGAAACCATGCCCCAATTCCGTCGCACTCCCGTCGCCCAAGCGGCGGAGACCGTCACCTCCACCGGCGCCGGTGGCTCGACGCCCCCTGCTGGCACCGCTCCCGAGCAGCCGGCCGCCGAGCAGATCCGCGCTGAAGAGCGCACGCGCATCAACGGCATCAACGCCGCTGTCGCCGCCTTCCGGCGCACCGCCCACGGCGCCACGGTCACCGACGAAGACGTCGCCGCGATGATCTCGCGCGGCATTACCGTCGACGCGGCCCGCTCTGAAATGTTCGCCCGCCTGGAGACGGCTTCCAACGCCAGCGGCCCCACCCGCGGCGCCGCCAGTATCCAGACGACCCAGGACGAGCAGCGGCAGCGCCGTGCCGACATGGCCGCGGCCGTCGCGCACCGCGCCAACCCCTCGATGACGCTGCCCGAGACGGCTCGCCGCTTCCGCGGCTACACCCTCTTCGAGCTGGCGCGCCGTAGCCTCGAGCTGCAAGGCGTCAACACCGAAGGCATGGGCCGGAATGCCATCGTGGCGCTCGCGATGGGCAACAGCGACGAGATGGGCTTCCGCTCCATGCATGGCACGGGCGACTTTGCGATCGCGCTGGCCAGCACCGTCAACCGCACGCTGCGGGACGCGTACACCAGCGCCAACCAGACCTTCAAGGCCTGGGCGCGCAAGGGCACACTGAGCGACTTCCGCGCCGCCACTCGCGTCGCCGTCGCCGGCAACCTTGCACTGGAGAAGGTCAACGAGTTCGGCGAGTTCAAGCGCGGCAAGATCAGCGACGCCGGCGAGACGATCCAGCTCGCCACCTACGGCAAGGTGGTCGGCGTCACGCGCCATGCCGTCATCAACGATGACCTCGACTTCCTCAGCCGCATCCCGCAGATGTACGGCCGTGCCGCGGCTGACTTCGAGAGCGACACCGTGTACGCCATCCTCAAGGGCAACCCGGTGATGGCCGATGGTGCGACGCTGTTCCATGCGAACCACGGCAACCTCGGCACCGCCGGCGGCATCACCGAGACGACGCTGGACGAGGCCACCCAGGGCATGCGCAAGCAGAAGGACTTCGGCGGCAACAACCAGCCGTTGAACCTTGTCGCCAAGACGATGATCGTCAGCTCGGCGCGCGAGCTGCAGGCCCGCAAGCTGCTCAGCGCGCTGCTTGTGGCCACCAAGAGCGCGGACGTGAACGTCTTCAGCAACGCCTATGACCTCGTCGTGGAGCCGCGCCTGGACGCCACCAACCCGCTCGAGTGGTTCCTGGCTGCCGACCCGGCGCAGATCGACACCGTCGAGTACGCCTACCTCGAAGGCGAGGAAGGCCTCTACACCGAGCAGCGCATGGGCTTCGACGTGGACGGCCTGGAAGTCAAGGCGCGCCTCGACTTCGCCGCCAAGGCCGTCGACCACCGCGGTCTTTGGAAGAACCCGGGCGCCTGATCGCTCTGACGTGAACCGCAGCGGCGCCCAGGCGCCGCGCTCCCGCATCGCATCCCTGCACACCTGAAAGGACCCGTGCAATGAAGAACTTCGTCCAGCCCGGCGTGAACCTCACGCTGACCGCCCCCTATGACGTCGCCAGCGGCGCCGGCTTGCTCGTGGGCCTCATCTTCGCCGTCGCAAGCCTGCCGGCGCTCAGCGGTGCCAACGTCGAAGGCGTCACCGAAGGCGTGTTCGACCTGACCGCGCTCAACACCGACACCGCCACTGTCGGCGCCGCGATCTACTGGGACAACACCAACAAGCGCTGCACCACCACGGCCGGCGGCAACACCAAGATCGGCGTCGCCACCCAGGCCAAGGCCAACGGCGACACGACGGTGCGCGTGCGCCTCAACGCGTCCTTCTGAGCGGGGCAGGGCGGCGGTGGACAACTCCATCTTCTTCGAAGCCTTCAAGTCGGCCGGCTTGCTGGAGCCTTGTGTCTACAAGCCCGGCACGCCGTCCGAGAAGACCTTCGACGCTGGCTGGCAGCAGCCCGACAACCTCTTCCTCGGCGACGAGGCGCAGGCCACGGACTACCTGCTGGAGTTCCAGACCGCCGACCTGCCCACCCTCCGCAACGGCGACCCGATCACGGTCGCCGGTGTCGCCTTCACCGTCCGCGCGCCTGCTCAGAAGCGCGGCGACGGCTTCTTCAGCTCGGTGGCCCTCAAGGCCGCTTGAACGACATGGCCACCTTCGCCAAGCAGCTGCTCGACGCCATCGAGACAAGCCAGGCCGCCCAGTCGGCCATTCCCTCGGCCAGCATCCACCTCGAGCGCATGTCGCCCATCAGCGATGAAGAGTGCCCCGCACTCAACATCGCCATCGGCCAGGCGCGCAAGGTCGCGGTGATCGGCAGTGAGGGCACGTATGACCTCCTCGACATGGAGGTCGACGTGCTGGTCAGCATCCACACCCGCGGCGCACCGCGCGCCCGCATTGCCGATCCATTCGTTGAAGCCGTGAACGGTGCGCTGATGCGCGACCCGTCGCTCGGCGGCCTGGCCACCCAGCTCGGCCTCTACACCGTCCAGCCGCGTCAAGCGGCTGTCGGCGAGGTCGGCATCGCCGAACTCACCTACCGGGCTCGCTGCGCCGTGCGCGAGAGCGACCTGTCCATCTTCACTCACTGAACCTCAAACAAAGGAGCCCATCATGGCTGGTCGCGGTCAAATTTCCTTCCACTCCGGCGTGCTGTTCGCAAAGAGCAGCGCTGCCCTGGCGGCATCCATCCGGGTCGCCACGCTGCAAGAGACGAGCTTCGACTTCAAGGCGTCGAACAAGGAACTCTTCGGCGAAAACCAGTTCGCCGAGGCCATCGGTCGCGGCAACGTCAAGATCAGCGGCAAGGCGAAGACTGGCCGCTTCAACGGCGCGCTGATGAACCAAGTGTTCTTCCAGCAGCCGAGCAGCTCGCTGCTGGCCCA